ACCAGCACCGCCACCGCCTGTATTAGCAGTACCAGCTACGCCGTTCGAGCCACCACCACCCAAGCCACCTGCACCACCCGAACCAGACGCACGATTACCACCTCCACCACCACCTGCATAGTAAGCTGCAGTACCTGTAATAGAAGACTGAACACCATCGCCACCATCTATACCTTGTCCGACTTGAGATGCACCGCCACCGCCACCACCAATGGAAACACCATCGTTTTCGCTACCCGCATAGCCTTGACCGCTTACTCCAGTACCAGGACCAATATCTTCGGAAGAAATATCTCTAAATGACTGCCCACCACCTGAGCCACCATTAATATTGCCTGAGTTAGCTAGACCACCACCAGAACCACCACCAATTGCAGTAACGTTAATTACGCCGTTGTCGATAGAGGAGTTGCCACCATATACGTTGACGATACCACCAGCACCAATAGTAACTGTGTAGTCAGTCGTTGAATCAATATTGATACCACCAAACAAGTATCCACCACCACCGCCACCGCCTGATCCTTCGTCCGCATTAGCTCCACCACCACCGCCACCTGCAACCAATAGGTAGGAAACGGAGTAGTTGTTAAAGCCCACACTTGAGGCAAAGCCAAAAGCAGTTAGAGCTGCGGATCCAATAAGGGATAGACGTGGCATCAGTTAACCTTAAGAGAACTGGGTTACAGAAGCTAAAACAGTAAATGCTGAAGAAGCCGTCTTAATAATTACGTAGTTATAAACGTCAACGCTATTAGGGTTACCAGCAATTGGTTCTGAACCGCCCTGCCATAAAGGAGATACAACGGTGCTATCAATAGTAACTGAGCTATTAAAGTAAGCAGTAGAACCTTGAGTTGCTATAAAGGTAGCCGATATAGAGTCACCAATATCCATAATAGAAGACAGCGTTGTACTGCTAGAACCTCTAAAGTTAATTGTCCAGTTTGCTGTTGCTGCTGTTGTGTAATACAGAACTGATTGGCTAGTTATGTTGTAGTTAATTGTGCCCGTAGCAGCAGTTGCAGTAATAGTTGCAGGTTCTTTAATATTGACGGCTTCAAGAGCTATGTTTGTAGTAGCCCCAGAAAATGTTTGTAGCGCAGTATAAGTAGTAGCTGAAGCAGGAGCAGCGTAGTCAGTACCCGGAACGGCGGCAGTTATAGCATTAGCAGAACTATTTACTTTTAAGATTACGCTAGCAGCAAATGTATTAGAACCAAGACCACCAGCGGTGTATGGTAAAACTCCTGTTACGCCTGTAGTTAAGGGTAAACCCGTAGCATTGGTTAATACCGCAGAGTTTGGGGTTCCTAGGTTAGGAGTAATTAAAGTTGGGCTAGTTTGGAATACGATACTGCCTGTACCTGTTGAGTTGCTTGTGCCTGTACCGCCTGAGCTGGCTGGAAGTGGGCTTGCAAGGGTCAAAGAACTCATGTGGCTTACCGCACTTACCACGTCTGTACCATTAGATACCATCAACATCTTCTTGCCGTTTGGCACGGATAAGCCAGTCTGACCGCTTACCTTAACTTGTATAGGGTTACCGCCAGTAGTGTTGTTGTAGATGTAGTAGAGTTTCTCGTTGCTTGGCACAATCAGGGCTGTATTGGAGTAACTAACAGTGCCTGTCATCTCAACGGTCATATTCCGCGCCACACCAGAAGCGCCATTAGGAATAGTAATCGTGGTAGTTGCAGCGTTACCATCGTTCATTACTTGGGTTACATAGCCGCTAATTGCCTGTTCTATAAGGGTACCAAGGTTATTGTTGGTAGTATCACCCCATGTACCAGACTGGTCGCCTGTACCGATAAGCTCAATGGCTAGGTTGGTTGAGTAGGTAGTTGTCATTTCTTAATCCTATTGTGTGTTATTGACTGGAGTCCAGACAATGTCTTGGTTATCGTTGATTTTAACCCATGCACGGGCAACATTCGAGTCTGCCATAAAAGTCGCTTCTACTATGTCTTGGAAGAAATCACTGTTATTAGCCCGTTGAATCGCAATTATGCGGAAGTTTTCAAGCATTGCTGTAGTAAAGTCAATACCCGCAGTCTGGGAATTTTCTAAAACAGCGTTCTCAGTAATATTGAAAGTAAACGCACGGACGATTGTTTGGTCGTTATCTAACGCGGTTTGTTCTTCAATGCTGACATCGGTACTCCAATATCCAACCTGAATGCTTGCAATAGCAGCGTTTTCAAAGATTTCCGCTAAGTAGGTTGATTGGATTTCTTGGTAGTCTTCTATTGTGGTTGCTTCGTCAATAGCTTGGAAAAAGTCTGCAACGATGCTTTGCTGTTCTTCAGAGTCGACATTTTCTGTAACGGTGAAACTTACATTTAATCCTTGGATCTGAATGGACTCCATCTCAGAATCTTCAAATACGGCAGCGTTAAAATCACCTACAATTGCTTGCTCTGCCTCAATGTCTGAGTTTTCTGTAACGCCTCTAAATGATCCTAATGATGCTTCTTCAACGCTCTCAATACCAAGCGGGCCTGCATACGCTTGTATAAAGTTTGCCTGTATTATTATTTGTTCAGGTGTGGCAATAAAAGGCTCAATTTGGAAAACCTCAAATGATCCTGGGCTTTCAACATAGTCGTTCATTAAGTTGTTGTCGTAGCGCGATTGAAAGAAGTTCGACTGTGTCTCTTCGCTATAGGCAACATCAAAATTTTCATCAACAGTTCTGTATGCACCCAACGAGGCGGACTGATCGTTATCTAAATAAGAACCTTCTGCAATATCTTTTGGGAAGTTTGCTGGTGAAACTAGCACTGTATTCATTCCAACGTTTTCAACAACCGCGCCTAGGAACTCGCCATCAGCTACAAAGTACGCAATAATTCTAACGCCATCAGAAACATCAATGTAGTACTCTACTTTTATTTCTTGGTCGCTTTTAGGGCTAAAGTTTTCGGTAATGCTCTTTAGGTATCCTGTTGTTACAGTCTCAAAGTTTGAAACGTTTGAATTTTCTGCAAAAGTAATTAGGTAGCCAGCCCTTATTCTTGGAGCATCTCCTGCATCAAAGTTTTCAAAAATGCTTCTTAAGAAGTCTGCACTAATGCTTTGTGTGTTTCCTAGAACTGAATTTTCAGCAATACTGAAGACGGAATTAGATTGTATTGTTTGAGTTGATTTAGGGTCAAAGTCTTCTGCAATGGTATTTTGGAAGTTACCAGCAACACTTTGAACGGACGCTACATTTGAGTTTTCAGAAAGGCTAAGTAGGCCACCTGAAGTAATAGTTTGATCGTTTGCTACTGAATTAATAGCCTCTGTTATAGACTGCTTTGATGCAAAGTAATTTACATAAGATGCTTGTGGAATAAAGTCTTCCGTTTTGGAAATCAAGTATCCGTAGTTTATTGCGGATGAATCGTCTAGATAAAAGTTTTCTGATTGAGATATCAAGTAGGAAGATAGGACTGAATTGGTATCAGCCATTCCTGAGTTTTCAACAACCGCGCCTAAGAAAGAACCAGGAACGGTGAAGTAGGCAATGATATTAACATTCTCAGAAATGTTTAAACTAAATATTGATCCATACGTTACTACATCAGCAATAAGAAAATTTTCACTAATAGTAAGGCTATAGTTATTTCCCGCTAAAGAAGAAAACGGTGCTTGTGAAAATGCTGATATACCAAACATGGTCTACTTTCTTAGCATGAGAAAAAAAGCAGAGCCAAGGGTACCAGCAATAAGCCAGCCTGAGTTATTACCACCGTTAACGTTAGTGGCATCAAGAGCACTCCAAACACCGCCAGAAGCTGCAGAGTCTTTAATGTTCATGTAGGTAACTGTAGTTGTTCCAGATGCTTTAGTTATGTTTCCTTGAGTTCCAGATACCGTACTAGCTAAGTACTTTAATGTCGTACCAGAAGTAACAAAAGAACCTACAGTAAGCGTAGTACCAGCGCCAACAGATATAGTGCCTGAAGTAAATGTAAGCGCACGAGTAGAACCCATCGTAAAGTTACCAGACGTAGCAATAGTACCTGTGCCAGATTTTGTTAAAGGCCAATCTATAGTTTTAGAGTTGGTAGTAAGTGTCTGTGTTCCAGATCCAGCAAATGTCCAAGCATTGGTACCAGCGGTAAATGTGCCAACACTAGCTGGAAAAGTTACATCACCATATACGGTTAAAGTTGTGTTAGCCAGTGTACCACCAGTAAAATCTGTAAAAATTAAGTTTCTTACAAAACTGCTAGCCTGGATAGTTAATGTATAAGTTCTACTGCTATTAAGATAAAGATCAAAAGCATTTGCTTCGGTAAAGTTGGTAAGCTGTAATGTAGTTCCTACAGTAGATGCACCAGAACCACCAAGAATAAATGTTCTAGATCCAGTTACAGTAAGTCCAGTAGCTGCTATACCAGGAGTACCCCCAGAGTTATTCGTAACAGTAATGGAGCCTGTACCAAAGTTAATAGTTCTGGTAGAAACTCCGCTAGCAAACGAATTTCCGCAAGTAATATTGTAGGAGTTTAAATTGAGAATTGCAGCGGGACCTGCTCCTGCAGAAGTTTGGGAAAAAGTAAAACCGGTGGTGATACCCATACCTGCCAACAAGTTCAAAGTTCCATTGTTAAGAGTAAAATTTGCAAAAGAATTTGATGCAGTTATATCTACAGTTCCAAAAGTTTGAACAATCGCACCAGCAGTAAATGTTCCACCAGCGTACAAGGCTTTGTTGTACATAATAACGTTACAACCAGAACCAAACGTTACAAGAGTTGACGGAGAGTTTATGTAACCAGCTTGATAAGAAGTTCCCGATGCCGAATTAAATGTCATAGCAACAGTACGAGTGCTCAAATCAAGATTTGGACCAGTATAGCTATTTGTAATAATAGCGCCAGAGTTTAATCCAGTATTTCCAATAACCGCTATATCATGTGGTAACGGGAAGTTTGCTACAGCAGGTGTACCACCAGACGTTGTAGCCCAAGCAGTAGAATACGTAGTACCACCAGTAGCAAGGTTCCAATAAACTGTTTTGGCTGTTGGGAATGTAATGCCTGAGTTATATCCAGCATCACCTAAACCTGTAAGAGTACCATCTACTGGAGCCGCTGCGCCAGCAATAATAACGCCATAGAAGTCAATGTTAGCAAAGCTTACGGCAGCGCAAGTAAGTGTAATTTGTGAAGTATTTGATCTAGGGCTAGATACAAAAAGGTTTCTGCGAAGAACTGTTGAGCCAACGCAAGTGAAAGTTCCGTTAATTGTTTGGTTAGCCGCAAATACTGTTAGCTTTGATCCGTCTGTTGATGGCCCAGACATAGTAAGGTTGTTAAAGGTATTTGCACCCGTAACGTTCAAAGCAGGAGTAGTAAAGTTTCCACCAACAGTTGTATTACCAAGAGTGACGTTATAGTAAGTTAATCCACCACCTGCAAAGGTAATACCGTTAATGCTTAAGTTAGATGTACCCGCATTAAATGTTAATCCTGTAGTTGTAGCAAAGTTCCATATGGTTGTAGTACCGCTGGTAATAGTGGACGAACCTAAGTTAACTACAGTCGTACCTGTACCTGTATTTGAAACCGCGTTAGTACCCGAAGCGCCAGTAAGAAGCGTAATGGTGAAGTTGTTTGTATTGAATGTTCCGTTAGTAAAGACGAATCCTTGGCAGCTTATAGCTGAGGAAAGTGATACTGTAGATCCTACTCCAGTCAATACTACCTGACCGCCAATATAAACACCACCAACGTCAATGGTTCTTCCTGTAGCAGTTCCTGGGAATGTCCAAGATCCGTAGAAGGTTGAAGTCCAATTTCCGCCTGAAATACTAAGGCTTCCGTAAATGTTGATAACGCCGAAGTTAGACCACGTCAGAGCGCCACTTAAACCAGATACCGTATAGTTATTGCAGGCACCGTTACCACCGTTAGATATGCTGTATGCAGAGGTACCAACACCAGAGGTAGAGTTAAAGAATACGTCATCACTTAAAGTAGGAGCAGAAGCGCCCACAGTAGCGGCAGACATGGTTGTAGATGCAACAGTACCACCAATAGAGACTGTCCAAGTATTTCCTGAACCGCCTGTAATAGTTCCAAGGTTAGTTGAAACTGTATTGTAAACGGTCATACCAACAACAAGTGCTGGTGAGCCTGTAGTTGTTAGCGTTGTTCCAGAACAAGATGCAGTAAAAGAAATTGCGGGTGATGCTGACCAGTTAGTGGTACCCGCAGCACTCCAGCCTCCGTTACCGCCAACCCAATATCGGTTTGCCATTTACTATCCTTGTTGTGCCTGAGCGACTACGTCCCAAAATACATCTTGCGAGTTATAGATACAGCCTAGATATAGAACTTTACCTGCAACAGTAGTAGCTGGCAATGCGCCACCAACACCGCGATAAGCGCCAGAAGTAAGAGTCCAAGTTAATGTTTGTGCAGTTCCGTTATCTTTAATACGAATAACCAGCTTTTGTCCATCAATTGGAGTTCCAGAAGGAGCAAGGAAAGTTGCGCCTACAGCCAATGCAGTAATGTCATATTGGTTAGCTGTACCAGCAGTTGGAGTAATTGTCGCTGAAGAAGTAATGGACTGAGAAGTGGTTCTCATTGTTCCAGAAATATCTAACGCAACACCAGGAGCTGTAACACCGATACCTACACGAATGTTTGCAGCATCATAGTTAAAGTTTGCGCTAGAGGCAAGCGCGGATGAGCTTGATCCAAATGGAATATAGCCCGCATTAACTGCAGTCAATCCAGTACCACCAGCAGTAACAGGCAAAGTACCTGTAGTTAGCGCGCTAGTAGATGTGGCGTATATAGCACCGCCAGAAGTAAATGTAGTTAAACCTGTACCACCGTAGCCAGTAGGAATCGTACCGCCGTTCCATGTACCACCAGTAATTACAGTAGTGCTTAATGCTAATGCGTTTGTACCCCAAGTAACGTTTTCAGGAAAGTATCCATGAACGTCCCAAGTACCAGCAACAGTACCGTTTGAAAGCAAAACAATATTCACAGCACCACCAGCAGAAACAGTACCTACTGCACCACTTGCGTTGTTTACGATTGTTAGTGTGCCTGTTGCGTTGTTATTAAACTGAAACTGAGCAGAAATTGGAAGCGTTGTTGCATCAGGAAGTTTAAATGTTTGACCGCCAGTACCGTTTAATACTTGGATAAATCCAGAAGCAGCAGTTAGCGTGGTCGTTCCAGCAGCGGCAGTTACAGTAGCCGAGCCAGCAAAATAGTTGTTACCTGAAATGTTTACGTTTGAATCCCGCAATACATTTGAACCAGCAACAGTGCTAGTTGAACTTGTAGTACCAGTACCACCATAAGCAGTAGCAATAGTAGTAGCCTGCCACGTCCCAGATGCAACTGTTCCTAAAGCGTTAACGTTTCCAGACGCATCTAAGTTAGTAGACTTTGAGGCAGGATAAGTTACGAACACAGTAACCGTACCACTAAATGTAACTGCGCTTCCAGAGTTACTAGAAGACAGAATAGTAGTACGAGTTAGTGTAGGCCCTGTGGTTGAATAGGTACCAATACCTACTTCCCAGTTTCCAGACGCATCCGTAGCTGAGTAGTAGGTAGTGTTCCCATTGCCAATGACAGAAAACGACTGGTAGCCTGCAACACTTCCGCTTAAAGTAAAACTTACGGTTGTGTTTGCAGTGCCAGTCTGTTGAACCCGATCATATAACGCTAGAGCCATTTAAGACCCCTTCAAAGATTAAGAGGTTGCAGTAGTGCTATAAGTTACAGTTACTGTATCGCCAACGGTTGTAGCCTTTGGAGTTGTGAAGTTACCTTCAGAGTACAAAGTACCAGCAGTAGAGCCTTGTGTGCTAGATGCGCCAGTACCAGTAACCAAGAAGCAACCATAAACAGTACCACCAGCACCAGTAATAGTGTAGGTAATTGGAGTAGCTGTAGAAGTTGTTACGTTAGTTGGAGTAGTACCAGTAGATGTAGCTGATGCGAATACGGCTGTACCACGAACTGCTGAACCACCAACTGTGTAGTTAGTAAACTCTGCAGACAAAGTAGTAACAATAGTAGTCATTGTATCTGCTGCGGCTGGTGTCAAAGTCTGGTTTGTCAAGCCTAAGTATGGGCCTACAACTGAATAGCTAGTAGACGTTAACAAAGTGTTTAGCATCAATTGCTTACCAACAGCAACGACTAAGTTAGGGATAGACTCAGACCACTTTAAATTGCCTTGGGCGTCATGGCACTCAACGAGGTAAGAACCTTCAATACCTACTGTCGCGTCGTGTGCTGCGTTTGCTTGTAAAGATGCTACTGCCTTATCTCCACAGCTTGCTAATTCTTTTTGCATAATTGCTCCTTAATTGGTGAAACGAATAATGGCGTCCGATGAGTTGTAAGCCGGAAAAGTTACTGTAAACGTGCTATTGGCAGTCTTAGTTGAACCAAAGTTTAACACGCAAACAGACGCACCAGTGGTGCTATTATATATTAAAGCCCCGTTAGTAGTAAAGCTTGCGGGGTTCCAAGTTACATCCACAAATGAGATATAAGCCACTTCATTAGTCTGATCCGTGACAGGCGGCAATAAGGTTAGGGTTTTACCCCCAGCAGTATAGCCAGTACCTGTAATCTCGTTGTCTGTAGTGTATGTGGTAGTAGTGCTGCCTAGATTGGCATTACCGTTATACAGTGCTATTTTGTATGTATATATAGTAGGGGTTGCAAAGTCTGCCTTTCCAGCAAGACAATCGCTGTAAAACGAGGTAGTTAAGCCTTGAACAATAGCCATTATGGGTTAACCTGTCGAATTCGTGCTTGACCATTCCTAAACGCATCACCGCGCTCAAGACCTGTGCCAAGACGGTTAAGTTGATCTAAGGCTTCTTTGTACATCTTTTCGTAGTAGGTAACCATATCTTGCTCGCCCTTCATGAAGATAATAGCTTCCCGCATTGCACCATAGAATAGGACTGGATCGTAGTTATCGCCAAGCCAGCTAGTGCCATTAGCGTTAGAAACCGCAGTTACCTCAACAGTGAAGTTTTCACCAGCATCACCAAGTACTTCGCAAGAAAGCTCGTCACCAACTACATAGAAGCTACCGCCAAAGGTAGGAACAACTGATGTAACAGATCCTGCAGTAACCACAATGTCTGCTATGGCATTAGCACCATTACCGCCTGTTAAGGCTACGTTCTGATATACACCGCTAGTATAGTTATCGCCGCCAACCAAGTTACCAACAGTACTAATCTGTCCTTGAACGATAGTAGGTGGGTAATAATAGTAGTGCATCTCAACGTCGTAGTTGTCGTCAGGAGTCGGAGCTACCATCAGAGTCATCTCATTGGTATTGTTTAGCTGTGAACCAAACAGCGCGTAGTACGCTGGAACACCACCAGGAGTGCCTTGATATGCAGTACCTGAGTAAGACACCGTAGGGTAAGCCTCACGCAAGAAGTTAACATCCTTGTTTAGTAAGTAGTTATACCTACTATCCGAGTCAATTACCGCCAAGGAAAAGTTAGAAAGCCAGTCATCTGGAAGCGATATGTACTGATTACCTGCAGTTAAAGTGCCTGTAACATTCTTACGCAGTGCTGGAATCTGAACGGTGTTGTATATACGGGTCTCTGCCTCTTGTACAAATACAGGAATGTTTCCCACGAAAAGACCTTCCGTGTTCTCAGCATATGCCTGAATAGTATTAAAGAGGGTTTGATAGTCCATATTTACTCTGCTTTTGGTTCTTCAGCTTGCTGCGATTCGATAGGTAACTGAGCTTCAGTCTGTGAACGAACTTTCATCATAATAGGAAATACGCCTGATGCAGTAGGTAGTTCACCAAGACCAGCCAATACGCCTTCAACTTCGCGCAATGTTAGGTTTAATGTGATTGGAGTACTTGGATTCATTAGCCCATTTTCCCGCTGATCTTACGACCTTTAGTAGCTGCGCCATAACCACGCATAACACCAACGCCATTAGGATTGATGCCTCTGTAATTGCCTTTGCTGCCAGCGCCTACAGAAATGTTAGCTTCATTCATCCAGTTGCCAGTCTTAGTAACGGCAGCTTCACCGTCAGCAACGCTAGTACCATTCTTGGCATATACAGAAGCGTCTTTGTTTTCTTTAGCATTTCCTAACGGATACTTCTCCGCTGGAGATACTTTAGGTGTTTTATTAACAGCCATGATTAGCCTTTCTGGTTTGCAATACGAGCCAAGTTACGACCCATTTTCTTCAAGTTCTTGTTTTCAGTACTTGTGCTTTTTTTAGGACCAGACTCAATACCCTTAGTTGGGCCTGAATCACCTAGGTTTTTACCCTTGGTTTTGCCTGTCTTTGTAACGCCATCTGCTGCTTTTCTAAATGTCATTTTACTACTCCTTATGTTGTGCTAATTGTAACTGTTCCCAACTGCCCTTGACAAATCAAATAGTTGGGTGTTAATGAGGAATCAAAGTTTCTTGCACCGCCTACTGGTGCCCATCCCCATTGGAATACCCTACTACCACCTTCTGGATAACCGAACTCATCAACGCTATTAACGTTTGTACCAAACAAGTTAGTCATCAACCCGCTTTGTCCAGACTGGTAATAGCTTACATCAGGACGTGGTTCCCGTACAGCTTGCGGGTCGTTCACAGGATACATACCCAACTGCAACTGTGGCTGATCTGGTTCCCAGCACTCAGGACATACTTTAATACTTACCTGCTTAGTCTTAATAACTAGCTTTTTTAACTCTACTAATTTATAGCGCTGTCCACACCGATCACATTCGGCAATCGAGTGTTTACCTGACGAATACTTACTAGGCATTACTTACAATTCCATCTTTTCAAACTAGCTGCCTTACGAGTAGGGCGACCTTTTTCATCTTTCATAGGGCCTGGCATACCAGACATACGGGCACAAAACGACTTTTTGCGAGGACCACCTTCAGGCTGTGGAGCCTTTAAATTAGACCCTGTTTTGGCATTATACGCCTTACGACCAGCGGCTGTCATACCCGCGCCTTCTTTTGTACTAAGGTAATTCCTACCTTTTCCTTTGGTTGTTTTTCTTATAGGACTAGCCATAATTACCTTGAATAAAACGTATTACGAGGAACCCAACGAACCGCAGCTTTTTCCCGATCTTCGTCAGCAGCCAACTGGAACTGCTCAGCATAGTCAGCCTTGAGCATACCAATCCTATTAGGGTCTACATCTGGAAGCTTCATAGATAGCTGGAAAGCCAATCCTGCAGTAATTGCAGGTACAAAACGGAAAGGAATGTCTTCAGTATTAACACCATCACCAGCGTCTTGCATACGGCGCATACGGTAATAGACTAGGGTGTATTGATCCCCAGGAGAGCTAGGGGTAGGCCAAACGTTTATACATGGTAGGTTATTTGTATACACCTCTGCTAAAGCCAAATGAGCCGTTGCAGTAGTGCCAGCCTGTCCACGCCAAGCATTGATGATCTGATTGCCTACGATGTTCTGATAACCAATAATTTCGTCATCAATATTAATAAAACCTGTAGTCTTTAGGTTATCTGTAGAAGTTAAGGTAATCGTTGTATCTGTAGCAGAAATAGGGTAGCCAACTGCTAGGGTTGTATTTGGGATAGAAGCTACAGTACCTGACTGACGGTCAACCCACATCTGAATTGGACGACCATAAGCGTTTTTGTTAGGGATAGTAGAGTAAGTAGACTCAGAGATACGGCTAATATTCACATCGCTCTGATTGCTTTGAACACCATTATTAACGCGTGTAACCGCATCTAGGATATCAATTGTATCTACAGATAAGGGGTAGATAGCTTGCCCTGTATTTAACACAATCTGGTTCTGCTCAATCGTCCACAGGTTAATACCCTTATTTGCCCACTCAATAGTAAGCAAGTTCACACTACGGCGAGCCGTGCGGAAGTCATATCCAGAACGCAGCTCTTTCCCGCATCTTTCAAATGCTTCTTCCACCAGATCATTCATGGTGAGATTAAAGGTAGTTATCCCTGTGGTTGCCATTACTTAGCTTTCTTAACAGTCTTTTTAACTGGGCGAGTAGTAGCTTTTTTAACCGTCTTTTTAACAGGGGCGGGGAAAGGCCATACCTCAACAGGTTTATCTTCAAACTTACTTAATGCCCATTTCAAGGCTTTTACAATATAATTTTTCATTCGTACTCCAATATTAGTCGAACAATTAAGAGATCCAAGACTACCATTTTAACCTCTTCCTCAACGAATTCAATACCTAACATCACGCCTTTGATGAAGTGGATATACAGGGAACAGTTCATTTTTTCTTCTTCGCTGTTTTAGCCGATTTAATATATAGCCCAACTTTTCCACCTTCCGCATACTGGGTAAAATCGGTATTATCCCGTCTCTTTTTCAGAACTGGTTTCCCCATTTTAGATGGCATTACGTCACCCATACCCCGACTTGGTCGCATGATTACACGATCTTTCCGCGTGTCTTGCCTTTGACAGCAATACCGTTAGCTTTGGATAACTGAGACGCTTTACCGCCTTTAGCCATCTTCTTAACCTTGCCGCCTTTTTTCATGGCTGATGCTGCAGGGGGAGGAGGGGGAGGCATTGGTCTGCTAGGTTGTCCGTTAGCACCTGGAGCTGGCATTCCTCTAGGCATTGGTCGTCCTTGTGCTGGTGGGGGTGCCACAGGTCTTGGAGCGCCAGGAGTTGAAGGAGCTGGTCTACCCATTTTTTGCATTGCTGCTGCTCTTAAAGCGTCTTTGTTCATCATGATTAAGCCTTTCCGCCCATACACATTTTAACAGTTTTACCTTTAGTGTGCCCCTTCATAATGCAACCATCTGCACGGGTTACACCGCCTTTAGCTAGCTTAAGAGTAG